GAAAACCATACATATCAATAAGAGACTGAACCTCACTCATTGTACGAGCAATAGTCCAAGGAAATTGCCAATAGAACTCAGGGCTACCCCAAGTTACATCACGAGGACTACGCTCGTCGTCAATGAATAGGTTCCAGGTCATTTTATCGGGTAGCTCCCTACGAGTGTTGAACAGTTGATTTCGCCAGCGCTATATCCATTAGCATACAGCAGAGTTTTAAGACGCTTCATAGCTGATCGCATATATTCATTAGTACGGCTATGTAGCATTACATAGCAGCCAGTGTTTTGATGGACTAGCTTGTCACCATCAATAACATAGCGAGGAACTCGGCCTTGATAATCAATAATCATTTTAAGTACCACTCCCCTTGATATTGGCTACAATGAAGACGTCTAAAATAGTCCCAAGGCTCTTGTGGAAGAATAACTGTACTACCAGTATTAGTATCTATACCATGAGATACAATAACTGTACCCTTTTCTTCAAGCACTCGACCATTTTTATCATATGTAGTACGCTCTGCGGTATGTGTGATAACTAAGATCATTTACAGTCCTCGGATAGCTAGAACAAAATTGACTACAAGCCAGCGAACAAAGTATAGCGGCCAGAACATAACATATCTAGCAACACTGCTACCGTCTTCATTAGTTTCAATATGATAGTAGGTAAACACTAGGAATCCAACTACCACATAAGCAGGTAACAATAAAATAGCAATCATTCACTATACTTTCTCTTACAAACTGGGCAATTCCAAAGATCATAGGTTAGTGGCCAACCATCACCCTCATTTAAACAAAGAGGGCAAACAGCTTCTACCTTAGTCCAGAAGCATAGAATGCGTTTACCAATGTGGATTTGCAATCCACCCTCACCATAGCTTTGTTTATCCAGCCACGCTACTCCGAGCGTCCATGTATCAGTTTTTGCAATGAACATTATTATCTCCTATGTTAAGTTTACAATAACATAAAAAAGAGGAAGCAGCAAGCGCTGTTCCCCTTTACGCACTCCGTGCGAGCAAAATTCTGATGTTATGTATTGGTGGCGCGGCACGATCTATTGTAGATACTTGCCAAGAACACAAAGCAAAACACTCCCACTAGACCAGTAAACGCTAATAACTCTAGATCTAGTGATTTCTAAACTAGATCTATCTTCATTCTATTTTTGATAGTGCATTCATACTATCAAAAAATCAGAATAGCTCTGCAAAAACTACGAAATGTTATCCTAAAACTACAGAACTAACTAAGTCCTTGAACTTAGACGTTTTAACAAGTTAATACTAGCACGGATTCTGTGCAGAGTCTAACTATTTTTAATTGTGTTTGCTACCATTGCGCTGCAATTGAAGTTTTGCCGCATTGACCATATCTTCGAACGAGATGAACCCTAGTTCTGCCATAGCCATGTACGTTTTATAGCCTAGGTTCTTTAGGTTCTGCGATAGCACTGAATCGCTAGCAGTAACTACATCCATACCCACATCATTGTATTCAAAATAAGTGTTTTGACTATCAGGCATTAGAGCGTCAAAGATGCTGTCCGGTAGTGTGTTGATGAAGGTTATATACTCATCAGCAGTTGAGTAGTAGCTAATAACTTCTAGGGTAGCGCGTAGGGTATGAAGTGAATCATCGTAGTCTAGATCTTCTAGGAGTACGGTGTCTGCTAGCATACGTGCTACTTCTTTTAGTTCAGACACGATTAGGCTATCAAGTTCATCGTCGTTCATTTTAGGTTCCTCTTGTTTTTGAGCTGTAATGCTTGCAAAGCGATCAATCTTACGGCCTGCCTCCATAGCTTCTGCTTCGCTATCAGCCTCAACCTGCATAATTTGGTCTCGTTCATAACCAAACATATCATTTTTAATTCGAATAAGATACTTCATTAGTCTTCCTCAGAGTAAAAAATTGATTCCATAATCATAAACTTGGCGGTTTCAATGTGCCAGATCATGTTTTTAGCGTCGCTACTGGATGATGCTAGATATTGATTACCGTCTTTGGTAGTTCCAATAATTAGCACTTCTTTCAGCTCGCCTACAGCTTTAGTAAGAATAGTGTCAGGCTCAATATCTAGTTTAGTCAATCCAGTAAATCGGACGACGTTGTTGCTTGTTGGTTCGTCAGTCATTTGTTTCTTTCAATCATTGTTTATCTATTTCAGCCAGCACGACATCTGCAGTATGCAAAACACCTTTTTCCTTAGATACATAAAGCCGCAATGCCTTCATAGCCTTGGCAAGTTTGGCTTCTAGACCGTCCTTTACTTGCCCGTAGAGTGCGTTCATATCGTATAACTCTAGCTCTAAGTCTTCAATGCGTGATCTTAGGGTAGATATTAGTTCTCTATCATGTGCCCAAAGATGTTCCATACTCACCTGATACTGACGCTCATTGTCTAGTTCCAGATGCAAATGCTTACGATCTGTTTCGTAAAACTTATTTAGAGTTAGAGAGGCGTCTCGCTGCTTAGTAATCTGTGCAACCCGCTTTTCCAGCACCTCAATACTATGTCTGGCACTATCTAGCTGATTAAGCAGCTCATCCCGCTCAGCCTGCGTATTGATAAGCTCATCATACTTTAGAGCAAGAGCTAGTTCAAATTCTGTTTCAGTCAACTTCAATTGCAACTCCTGGAGCTAGGCAAGTATTGTCGTACTGTCCGATCACAGGTACGCCTCCCTTAGCACGGCACTCTGCTTTGAACTCATTATTTATATGCCCTACAAAGGTTAGTAGGGCAATTATAATAACTACTCCGATTAAAAATTCTTTCATTAGTGATTTCCTACTTTTCTTGTATCTACTACCTGACCTTGAGGATTAGTCAGTGTCATTACTCGTACTGTTGTAGACAGCACATCTTTAGCTGACCACCATACTCTAGCTTCTTCTTCTGTATCAAACTCTACAGCAGACCAGTTACCGTGTTCCAGTGGCTTATCGGTAACGAACTCCGTTCGAAATACCCAACCTGTCATACAGCGTCCCTCGTTGTGTTATAGGCGGTTTCTAACCACTTGTATAAATTACGCCTAGCTAGATTGTGCGACATATTACCAGTCATAACTCTTGCCATATCGACTTCTTCGTTTATACAGTCGCGGGTGGTCTTACCGTCAGCATTTTTTTCATCTAGCCAGTCGTCAAAAGTCATACAGCATCCCTCATTGCATTTAGTAATTCATCTTGGTGAACAGCCCACAGAATATCTTCATAGTCGAACCCAGTTTCTTCTTCGATTTGAAGATAGGTCAGTCCTTGAGCACGAAGTGCGTTTACCGTATTACAGATAATATCCCAATACTCATAAGAAGTAGCCATTATGCAGGTACTCCAATGCTTTGTGCACAGTACAGTTCCTGCTCTAGCTCGTCTAGATAGCTATACATAACATCTAGCTCTCGTTGGCTAGTATACTCACGCTGAGCAAGTTTGATTTCGTAACGCAGGCTTTCTAGGTCACGTTTGATTTCGGCTACACTACGCATTAAGTTCTCCCTTTTCTATACTATAGCGTAAAATACTCGTGAGAGCAAGATGCAATTGTAGTGGGGCCTACATGAAGCCCCACTTATCACGACAAATCGGACCGATACCAAGGTCGATGCTCTGCTTATTAGACAGAGGGCGACCACAGCAAGCACAGCTACCGGTCTGACGACCGTACCTGATAGCAGCATCCTTGGGGTTTTCAGCAATAACCGCAAGAGCCTGCTTGTGTTCGTCAGTAGCGTCACGAGTGGCAAGGAACTTGCCATCCATAACCTTACCGATATAGTCGCCATCAGTAGTTTTAACGTAGAGTGCGCCTGCATTAGCTGAGCTTTCGGGAGCCAAAGAAATCTTGATACCTTCTGCACGATACACAGGACGCTTATAGCCGCTGGTCTTAGCGTGGTCAAACATTGAAACGATAGAGCTAAGATCAACCGCTTGAGCCTCAACTGCCTTTTGAGCACGACGCTCTTCCATGCGAGCAACCATACCCTGAATGGCAAGAATCTGCTTCTGGCTCCAAGCACGACCGGAGTTGTGCTGTTCTGCCAGTGAAGCTGACAGCTCATTCCAGCTTGCCATAGCAAACACTTGATCAAACACTGGAGTAGCTGCATTCAGCGCTTGAGCCGATGCAATGGTATCTTGCTTCTTTTTAGCACGTTGTTGACGAGCCTTTTCCAGCTTGCGAGGATCAGTCTTGAAGTAGCCTTTACCGCGACAAGCAAAGCAGTTCGTCTTTTCCTGATGAACGCGAACGCCAGAGTACAAGCCCGTACCAGCGCACTGACCACAAGGGTATTGCTTCTCTGAGCTTTGCTTCAGAGGAATCGGAGCGGTGTCTTCAGTCAAAGAGTCAACAAAGCTGTTCCAGTCGTCCATTGCGCTTCTCCCTATTTATAAACCTTTATAGCATATAAAAAGCAGGTATGCAAAAGAAAAGAGGCGGGTGTTACCCCGCCTCGTACCATTATTTTACACTGATGAACGGGGTTGCCTGACCAGGAACCATCGTAGTAGGCAGCTTACCGTCCCACTTCTGAAGAGCCTCGTACTGAACAAACTCAGGGGTAAGGCTTTCAGCTAGGATCTTGTTAGCTTTAGACTGTGCTTCTGCAACTCGAAGGATAGATTCTGCAGTACCACGAGCATCTTCGATCTTCTTGTCAGCCTCTGCCTTAGCCTGAGCTACCTCGTTCTGACGTTGCTGAGCCATTTGAGTAGCTGCGTTCTTAGCATTGATAGAGTTAAGAACAACTTCTGGTAGCCGGATTTCGCCAATCCAATAGATCTTGTCAATCTTGATACCGATGTCAGCAACTTGATCAGCAACATCTGCTTGTACAGCGGCAATTAGTTCTGCTTTACCAGCGCCGTAAACATACTCGATTGGTTTGTTAGATGCTTGCTTAACCAGCGCATCACGAACCATATTACGCAAGAAGGTGTCAGTAATCTCATCTACCCCACGGCGATATGTTTGGAAGATAGTAGAAACTTTATCTGGGTCGATTGAGTAAGAGATACCAATATCTGCGTTTGCAGTCATACCATCAGCAGTTTGGAAAGAGATTGACTCATCATTCTCAGAACCCTCAGTTGGGTCTTTGGTCCATACATAGTTCTGCATGAACACGGGGAACACATAAAGTTCTTCATTCATGCCAAGCCAGTAACGGCCAACAGGTAGAACTTCAGAATCAACACCCTTATCACCACCAAGTAGATTGACTTTAACACCTACGTTACCAGCAGGTACATAGTCACAAGCTACAAGAGCGCCTACAGCTACAGTCAAGAGTGCGATATTACGAAAGTTCATTAAGATATTCCTTAGCTTTTTTGAGTTCAGTAGTAAATAGTTTATACGCTGCTGCGGGATATGCGATGATAGCGATCACTCCAGCAACTAGCAACATATCGCTTTCTGCCGAGATAAGAGTGGGAATTACAATACCCCACCATGCTAGAGTAGCTACACCAAAGGCAGCAAGTTTAAAGTACAGTTTCATTTAGTCTCCATAGTTTTATTAACAAAGAATGCAGCAAGTTTAGTATTAGTATCGCTGACTAGCTTATCATAGTCACGATTATAACGATCTTGCAAATCTTTAGAATCTTTTGCAAAACCAGTATGTAGTGTACGTATTTGTTCTTGATAATCAGCAACAAGCTTCATAGTCGCATCTAGGATAGGGGCTTTTACTGTTTGAAAGACCATAGTTTTTGGGCCTAATTTAAATACTTCAGTCAACTAGCTATCTCCTTATTTCTTAACTTAATATAACATAGAAAAAGGGCGACTAGCAAACGCTAATCGCCCTAAGATACTACGTATCGTACTAGTTAAAACCTATCTACAATCTCGTTGCTGTACTCACGTTCATGTAGCTCTGCACGATTACGAACCGTTTCAAAGCTATCTTCTAGCAGAAGTGCTCCATCACAGAACACCTCACGTAGAAGGTTTCCTTGTTTATGTGCTAATTCTTCTGATACAGTACGGATAGTAACACTACCAATACCACTATCTAGAATTAGACCAAGGCGCCCTTCTTTAGACTGCTTACCGTGATCAGTGATTGGGTCTTTGCTAAACCCAACCCAGTTACCGGCAGCAGTTTTACGAGCTGACGCTTTCATAGCATACTTTAACGTATCACGGTTCCAAGCTTGTAGCAATCCGCCACCCATACCAAAAGCAAGGTTATCAATAGAGAACCCAGCCTTCATTACAGCTTCAAGGATTTCTGGTAGGCTTTCTTCGTTAATACCGTCGCCTTGGATTAGACGAACGCTAGGATGAAGAACACGAAACCCTTTAAGGTTGACAGTAGAACCAAACGCTTCATCAAGTAGTTTAAGTGATTTAACGACTACTTCTACAGGCTTTCCGCTATCAGGACGTACCACCAAGGTGCCGCCACTAGAGATAACTTTGTCACGCAACTTCTTACCCCAAAGATTTGAAATTGCATCCCATAGGTTGTAGCTGTCAGATACGCAGGCATAGATTTTGCCTGGACCAGCAAACTTGTCGATCATATTTTCATATGCGTCAACTTCGTTTTCACGACCCCAAGAAGTGATCGTGCTATGTTCGCTGGCAGGAATTGAAAACCCTACAACTACTTCAGTATTGTAGTAGTGCATAGCACCTACAAGAGATTCGGCAGTATCAGTTCCCATAAAGTTTACAAGGTGAGCCATACCACCAAGCATTGCAGTCTCGCCCGAACTCGCTCCGCGAGCACCAAAGTCATGCAGTTTAAATGCAATCTGTTCCGAGACAGGAACGTCGGAGCTACGAAGAAGTGCAGTAGCGATCATCTTTTTGAATTTACGCGATTTAGTGGCAACCGTTGAAGGGTACCAGACACCGCGTAGCAAACAGGTTTCAACGTACGAAACCAACCAAGCAAGGCGTGCATCATCCTTGGTAAGACGGACCTGAACTTGTACGTTATGCGTTGGCATAACAGTACCTTCAGGAACTGCTTCAATAGTTAGTGGTAGGTATCCGCGATGCTCATTTACGATAATCTCCCAACCTTCGCGGTTGAAAGGAAGACCATGAGCGGTAACAATCTTTTCTGCACGATCAATATCTTGCATAGAGATTGGTTCAAGTAAGTAGTCTTTGATAAACGCTTGTAGACCAAAGAACACAGACTCGCGTTCGCCACCACGAGACTCAATGTATGAGCTGATGTTTACAGTATCAGCAGGGTATTGCAACCACTGACTGAACTTGTAGCTATCAGTGCGAACGATAAGGGACATAAGGGTTAGTGCGTTAGTTTTCATAATAGAACTCCTCTATTTGTTATGCCTGAACTCTCTGCTCAGGTCTTGATTATACAATAGCCTATTATAAGGCTATTGTCAATTCATTAGTTAATTTACACAATACCAGCTTCTGCATATATATCACTTAGTAGCGTGTATAACTGCATTACTGAATCAACTAATTCAATCTTATTGTCTACGTCTGTAAAGTACTTATGATGCCTGATAAAATAGTTACGCGGGGTTTCGTGATCAACCCAATCACAAAATCCATGCTTTAGGCCTAGGTCTACCAAAGTTTGTTTATCTAGCATAACACCATTCCTCTAAGAAATTTGGGTTAGTTATTTTATACATATCTTTAACTGTAATTATTATACAGTTTCTACGTAACTCTTTATTAATAGTTATCTTATTCTTTACTGCTTCCGGACGAAGCTCACCATCAAGTTCTACGTACAGGTCTAGTGTAGGTACATACCAGTCATAATACTTATTATACGGTTCGGGGTATTTAGGCTCTATAATATACTCATACCTATTGTATAAAAAGTTATCACAAAAATAAGCTTCTGCCGCGCTACGATAAGTGTGCCCGTCTTTACCTTCCGTAAAAACTCCGAACCCTGACTCATTAGGAGTAAATCCTGCTGCAATTATAGCTTTATTCCAGGAACCAAAATGTTTCTCGGCAGTAGTGCTACCTGGGTTACTAAGATCATTATATCCAGGTATTTTACCATTAATTTTATAATAACTTATGATAGCAGTTATTACATCTTCTTTAGAATACTTTATTATTGTAATAGGCTTTAAATTAGCCTGTTCTAATGCTGAACTCCAGCTACCAAATAGATTTTGTACTACTGTAATACTTGGCTTAATTTTATATTTACGGTAATCGCGACTACTAGGCGTCTTACCCAAACTATCTGCAAAAGTTTTTATTGCTATAATAGTTTCTTCTTTTGAATATTTCATATTATATCTCCTATATAGATAAAAGGCTAGTTAGCAATATAGGCACTAACAGGAACCGTCGTTCTTTTCGCCTATCTATATAGTAATATAAACTTAAAATTTAAGCAAATAGTTTATAGTATAAGTTATTTGGTACC